CTTACGTCGGGGTCTTCGTTGAGGTGGCAGACGAAGCCGAAGCCCCCGTCAGCGTAGGCTGAGAACGTGCCCGTCGTGGTGATGTCCGACTGGTCGGTGGTAATGTCGGCGTTCCCGTACCCCAGGTAAATGGATTTGTCCGCCGCTGCGGTGGGGTCGAGCTTCACCCAAGCCTTGTACGCACCGGTCGAATCGGTGTACGCAATCATCTCGTGCGGCAACTGATCCATCAACGCAGAGTCAGAGAAGAATCCGATGTCAAACCCCGAGGCTGACGTGACACTGCCACCATTGAGCAGATCTCGCAGGTCGTTGTCCGAAGCGATCGTGATCGCAGCCGGGAAGCCGGTGAGGTCAGACCCGATCAGCGTCGAGTCGACCGTCAACTCTTTGTAGTAAGCATATCCCACGGTTACCCTGCTCTCGCCGTCCCGTAGTCATGGAGCGCACGCCCCAGGATGTACACACCGCACAGGCCAGCGAAGACGTGGGTCTGCGTGGGGTCCAACTTCAGCGACGGACCGGCGAGCAACGCAATGCCACCGAAGGCGAAGACCTGTGCCTTGCGAGAACCCTTCGATCCGAACGAGATCAGTTCTTCTAGGATCTTCATTTCTTCTTTCCTTTACTTTTTGCTGCTGCCCTTTTCTTCGCGGCGTTACTCGCGATTCCGACCGCCAGACCCACGCTCGATGTCCTGTTGGGGAATCCTCGCTTCGCCCGCTCGCGGTCTTCAATGGACCGCAGCAATGCAGAAGCCCGGCGCTCCACGTCGTCCATTCTCCGCGCCGCCGCCGCCCTTCGATTCTTCTTCGCATCAGCAGCGGCCCTCTCCGCCGCCGAGGCGACCGCCGCTGCCTTCCTGCGCCGGTCAGACGCTAGGCTATTTGCCACGGTCTTGTCGAGCAGGTCCCTGGCCCGCTGAATGAGGCCCTGCTCTCTCTTAGTCAGGTCTGTCTTCTTTGCCATTACCCCAGCTCGATGCCTTTCGGTACGTCCAAGTTGCGCGACTCGAGTTCAGCCAACAGCTTGGCTTTCTCCAGCTCGAGACGACGACGCTTCGCGGCAGCCATGGCAGCAACGATCGCTGCGATACCAGTGCCTGCAATCCATGGGTTGGTGTTGGCAGCAGTAGCAGAGTCAGAGATCACGTCGAGTTCGGCCTGGATACGCGCCACCTCGGCGAGTGTGTCGTCCACCGTGGCGGGGCGTGCTTCGCCAGTGACAGGGTCAACGACAGTCTGCCCCACCTTGGGCGTAGGCTCAAAGAGAGCGCAGCCCGACAGCAGAACAAGCGACAACAACAGCGTCTTCATGGTCTCTCCCTTATCGTTTCCTCAAGGCGACTCATGGCCTCGGCCATCGAGTTGAAGGCTGCGGCCTGGTTCGCCAGCACCTCCGACAACTTCTCCATCGTGTCGATTGATCGGTCTTGTACGTCATGGCACGAGTCAATGCGCTGCACAGTCACGAGGTCCTGCCGTTGGTACTGCTTCTGCAAGAACTGCTCGTGCATGTAGAGGTACGTTAGGAACCCGGCGACGATGAGGATCACCGCTGCCCACTGCGGGGCACCGCTGAATGTCTTCGTGGCGGCGTCGGTCACGTCTGCCTGCAATGAGGCCATTGGTTATTCCTTGATCATGTTCACGAGACCCTGCCGGATCGGTGTCATCTGCACACCACGCATGAGGGGCAGACGATTCGCGAACGACTTCGCTTCCTGCTCCGAAATCCTCTCGCCCGTCGACAGACGGAAACCAGTCTTGACCAGTCGGGTCACGTCCTCGAACGCACGAGCACCCGGTACCACGTCACCGACGTTCTCGACCGGCCCGAACCTTTCGAGCGCCGTCTTCGCACCAAGGAAGTTCGAGTAGTCGACGATCCCTCCGGTCAACCTCGAGGCTGGCGAGTTCACCATCTCGTGGACACCGAGGAGCCCGCTTCGCTCCATGCCTGCGATCACGAGATCCTCCACCTCGGGGATTTCCTCGCCACGGGACGCTGACTTCACCGCCTCGACAAACATGCCGGTACCGAGGAGGCCAAGGGCTCCAGCGAAAGCAGCCGAGTCGTGACGTTGCAGCCCCGACACGAGGAAGTTCGAGTTCGACCCGAACACCACTCCCATGAACTGGAAGAAGATCGACCCGATCTCGTGTGACATCATGATCGGTACTTCGCCCGGCCCCGGGTTGGGGATCCCCGTCATGGAGAGTTGGTTGACTGCGGACCTGAAGTCGAAGCCGAGCTGATCGTCCCACTCACCGATCTCGGCGAGCAAGATCCCCTCGTCCTCGACCAAGCCCTTGCCGTTACGGATCTGCTTGCCGTACCGCTTGGCTGTCGCCTCGTCGACACCCGCCACCTTGAGGACGTTCACCTCGTGACGTGACAGCGTGCCACCCTGGTCGAGCTTGCGCCCGATGCTGAGCAGCTTGTGTTGCCCCGCCTGGACGTGGAGGCCACGAGCAAACGCAGTCACGGGGCGGAGCAGGTTCGCGATCATGAACAGGTTGTGACCCCGCTCGACGACGCCAGCGAACCCCGTCTTCGCCACGTTGTTCGGCACCTTGGCACCCTGACGTGCGAAGCTCGAGTAGTACCCCGCCCGACTGTGCTCCTGCCCCGTCCACTCAAGCAGCGTGGCCATGGCCTTGAGTTCGTCACCGTCTGTCGCACGGAGCTGACCGAGCTTCTTCAGCCGGTGCATGGCGACACGGAAGAAAGTTGGTGCGCCCGTCGTGAAGACACTGGAGATCAGGTCAGGGAGGGAGCCGAAGCCAGCACCACCGAGGAACTCGAACGAGGCGACACGGCTGATCGACTGCGCGACCGATCGCGAACTCGCACTGAACGGGTCCCTCGCCACGTCACCGAGCTGACGCACACGCAGGAACTCAATGTCCCGCATGACGTCCTTGAACTCCTGTTGGATCCGATCCCGTGGCTTGCCTTCCTTGGCAGCCTTCCGCAGTTCGTCGTACTTCGCCGTCACTTCCCTCTTGAACTCCGTCATGTTCAGGCGATCGCTGACGGTGCCTTCCTTGAAGACGCGCCCGTACTCCAACTGCGCCCCGACATTGCGGGCGTAGCGGGTGATCAGGTAGTTGACGTCATCGATCAGGAACTCTTCGAGCGCGGACGAAGGGATGTCACGGAGGCCACGAGCCCTGAGCTGCGAAGCCTTGCCCGTCATGTTGTAGGCGTCCGCACCGAACGACTCGTACCCGAGAGTCGTCAGCTCCTCGTAGAGTTCGCGCGCCTTCTGCTCGTTGCCGAGGTGCTGCGTGAAGACAGCGATCGCGTCTGCTTCGCGCGAGATCAGCGCGTCTTGATCGAAGATCCGAGTCAGATAGGCAAGGTCCGCACCAAGATCGACCCCATCGGGGAGCATGTCGGCAGCCTCGAGCCGGGCCTTCATGTCATCGAAGTACCGAGTGAGCATGGTGGCCGACTCCGCCACTCCCGGCAGCGCCTCTTCACCAACGAGTTTCCCCTCTTGACGAATGAAGCGAGCGAGCTGACGATTCCACAACGTGATGTCCTGCTTCCCACGAAGGCGAGTCACCTCACGGGAGAGGAACATACCGATCTCGGAGTGGGTGCGGATCTTGGCGGCGAGAGAGACACCGATCCCCGGGCCACGACGAATGAACGGGGTCGGGATCGCGAGCCTTGCGAAGTCACGGATCCCAGCGAGCCGCTTGTTCTTCATGAGCCGGGCACCCGGGCTCGTGTGCATCATGGCTCGGAGGTACCGCCCCACGAGGGGCACGTCCTCGCCCACCAACTTGTGCTTCTCGGTCACCGGCCCGGTGTCGAACCCACTGCCCTCGACCTCGGGGACAGGAGGAACCTCCTCACCCTGAATCCGAGCCCGGGCCTCGGTGCCAGGGATGGCAGCCCTCGGCTTCCCACCGACGAGAAGCTCGGCCTCCGCAGGCGAATGCTGCCGCACCATCTCGATGATCCGGGCGTCGAGTTCAGCAGGGTGGAGATTCTGGAACTCCTCGGGAGTGAGCTTCAGCCGGTCAGGGATACGATCTGGTAGTGGGCCGCCAGTCAGCTCCTCGACCATGGCCTCGTGCCCAGCACGCAGCCGACGATTCCCATATCTGGCCATGGATCCACCCACGGCACCGAAGATCGCGCCGAAGCCAGCCGACGCAATGAACACGTTGGCCAGCAGCTCATCGTCTCGCCCCTCCTGGAGGGCCTGGAGGACCGTCTCGCTGGCACCGCCTGTGACGCCCCCTACGGTCGCGCCCTTGATGATGGAGTCAGACACCGACACCGAGGCCGGACCGCCCTCCAGCAGCGCACCACGGGCCTTGCTCAAAGCCTCCGTCTCGGCGGCGATCTTGGCCATGGCTCCCTCACGCACCCGCTCGAGGTTCACGAGGTCCCGAGCCCGGGTCGCTGCCGACCCCGGGCTCAACCCCTGGGCACGCCTCCGAACCCTGGCGATCGCCTGCTGCTCGACCTCGGACAGCGCCCGAGGAGGCTTGGGGAGGGGGGTGGACTCAATGAAGTCCTCTCTCGCTTTGGCCAGGTTCGCCCGGTGACGGTCGATCCTCGCCTTGATCGGGGCACGGGCAGCCGTGGCCCCCGGTGTGGTGCGGAACTCTTCAAGCGCGTTCTGAAGCTGGCGCTCCTCTGGCCCCAGCAGGGTAGCCAAGCCCTCGGTCCGCTCCTGCTGCGCCTTGGTCAGGCTGGCCTTGAACGCTGCGTCACGGGCAACGACCCCATCAGCGACCTTCTGGTCCCTCACCGCCTGCTTGGTGGAGTTCAACCGACGAGCGCCCGGGGTCAGCTTCGCCGCCGGGGTCGGGGTCAGGGAGGAGATCTCGTCCTGCGTGAGCCCGATCGTGGGCGACCGCTTCGTCTGGGTCCCCGCCTTCGCAGCCGCACGCTCCGCCGCCGTCAGCCGCACACCCAAACGGGCAGCGTCGTCAGCGGTCGAGACGACACGACCAGCACGGCCCGCCGTCTCGATCCCACGACCGACACGACCCACCCACGACACCGGGATCAGGTTCTCGGGGGAGAGGATCCCCCCCGTCATGCCCGCCACGAACCCTAAACCGCCAGCCCGAGCCAGCGTCCGCTCGTCCTCCTCGTTCCGCTCGATCCGGTCAATGATCGCCAGCGCCTCACGCTGGTTCTCGACACCGGAGAAGCGGTACGGGTCGGCGAGCGCGCGATCGCTCACAAGGGGATCTTCCCAAACCTGATAGTTCGGGTCGAAGTCACCGAGGTCGTCGTCCCTCGACAGGTACCGGATCAGGTTCACGGCAAGGTTCTCCTGACGGAACCCGGCACCGAACACCTCGCCTAGCGTCTGGTTCACGTCCTCGACAGGGAGACCCTGGATCAGTTGGCGTGCCTCCCGATCACCACGAAGGGTGCGGAAGCCTTCGATGATCGGCATCAGTTCTCGCTTTCAACTCCGGGTACGAAGTCAGCGTTGTCGAACGCACGCTTGGTCGTTCGCTTGGACGGCAGACGTGGCGACTTGCCACGCACGACAGGCCGTCTCGTCTCGTTTCCACGTCTGAGGATCTCAACTTTCTGCTCGCGGGTGAGATCCTCTCGCCCTTGGCGGCCAAGGAACCTGCGCAATCGCGCCGGCACCGAGTCAATCCCGACACCCCTACCAGTCGGCGGGATCGAAGTTCCAGCGAACCGTTCGAGAAGCTCAGGGTCAGACATGATCGTGTCGATCTCGCCGCTCGTCAGCTTCCTGATCGGCGGGCGACGGCGAAGGCTGAAGTCAAGCGGCGACTCACTCGTCGTCAAGTCGACAGAGACCTTGCGCACCGCAAGCGCGAACCTCGTCGCCGTGTTCACCACATCACGCAGTCCCGTAGGCGTGTAGTCTGGGACGTACCCCTCGACGAGAAGGTTTCCGTTGGAACGTTCGCTGACGTTGTACGCCTCGAACACCTCGCCGTTGTTGTTGAAGCCGACACGCTTCTCGATGGAGAGCTGATCAAGTTCGAGCACCTCGCCGCCTGACTTCGCCAGCTCGGGGAGCAGTTGGTAGTAGAAGACGTCAGCGGCAAGATCCTCTGACATCTGGTCACCCCACTGAGCACGGGCGAACTTGACGGGGTGGTCGTTCACCGCCTTGTTCTCGACGTCGCCAATGACCCACGGCTTCGACCAGTTCTTGCGCTGGTTCGCACTCGCAGCCGGGCGCTGTGCCTCAAGCGAGGTGCTCTCGAGGTTCGCGTTCGTCGTGAGTTCGAGCCAGTAGTCATCGTAGAACTGAGTCGGTAGGTCGCTCGGGCTGTCGACGTCGTAGAAGTCAGCGAGTTGGTTCACGTCCACCGAGGTGAAGAACCGCTTCTCGTTCTCGCCAATCTCTTGAGAGGCGAGTGACCGCGTCCGCGCGATGCGGGAATCCTCTGTCGTCTGCCCCTCGACCGACGAAGCCTTGAGCTGCTTGCCCGACTCCTCGCTGAGAGCCAAGGAAGAGACAGCGCCCTGGTTCGAGAACGATTGATCGACACGGTCGACGATCGTTTGCGTGTAGTCCTTCCACGCCTGCTGCGCGATCGACAACCGCTCCGTGGCCGGCCCACCGGAAGGGCCGATCTCAGCAGCCGACCGGTTCAACTCATTGAGGATCTCATTCTCAGTCGAGAAGCCCACGTTGGTCGGCTCGAAGTACGTCCGACGTGCAGCCGAGATACGGAGCAGCGACTCTTTCAAGCCGACGCCCTTGTTCTTGCCAGCAGCAGAGATCGAATCGTACATCTCCGAGTCAGCGTTCCGACCGAGCTGACCTTTCAACCGGTCGAGGAACATCGAAGCCTTCACCTGGGACACCGGGTCAGTGGACTCGGTCGCGTCGGTGAAGACACCAACAGCAGCGGTCGGCCAGATATCCGAGTTCACGATGGTACCGACAGCGAGGTCGAGGTTCTGATCAGGAGTCGACGACCCACGGTAGAGGGCGATCGAGGAGTCAAGACGCTTGTTCACTCCCGCGATCTCATTGCCAGTCACGGCAGCCTTGCCCGGGTCAGCCAACACCCCGTCGCCCGCACGGATCTGAGCCTCAAGCTGATCGACCTGCTTGAGCGCCTCGTTGATGTTGTCGAGCGCGCCGCGCGCTTCGTCCAGGGAGGAGGCGAACGCCGGGTGAGCCAAGCTCTCCGTCTGGTTCGCAAGCTCAGAGCGCATGCTGCTGAGTACGGAGATCGCCTCCGCAGGGTTCTGCGCGTGCAGCTCTTCGACAGTCGGAATCCGATCGGAGATGAAACCCGTGGCCTTGTTGACCCCGGTGATCGCGCTGCTGACCACGCGCTCAGACGCTTTGTTCATGGTCGGCGTGAACAGGGACTTGAACGGAGACTTCCTCTGATTGACACCAATCGCAGCGATGTTTAGGTCGCCCTCAGAGAGCCCTAGCTGGAGATGATCGACGAACGGTCGGGAGAACACCTTCGCCACCTCAGAGTTGACGTTCGCGCCCTTGCGGAACGACGTGCCGGTACCCTTCAAGGAACCGTTGACGATCTTCGGCGTCACCGCATCGATGCTCTCGAACGCACCCTCGAGGGCGTCGAGGTCGTTGCCCTTCTCCTGGACGAAGCCAGTCACGCCCTCCAACGCAGAGTTCATGCGAGCATTGATCTCGAACGCCTGCTCTTCGGTGCGCCTCTGCGACGCCGACTGCTTGCCAGCCTCTTCGGCCCTGAACGCCTCGGCGGCGATCAGCCTATTTTTGCCTGCGCGCCCCTGACGCTCGACACCCTGGTCGAACTCTTCCTGCTGCTTCTGTAGCTCCAGCCGCTCGCGCTCGATGTTGATCTTCTGCTGCTCTTGCAGGAACTTGATCCCCGACGTGAAGTCGAACTGGATCGGCTGAAAGAGTGAGCCGGAGGTGAAGTCGACCATGTTGGCTCCTTAGCCCATGGTGAGGGTGCCACCACTCGGCAGAGTGATAGACCCATTGGCATTGGTTACCTGCTGACCAGAGTTGCCACCAGTGGGGAAGTTCAAACCGGCGTTGAACCCTTGAGACAAACCGTTCGCGATCGACTGGTTACGCGCCTGCGCTTGGCCCACCTCAAGAGCGTGCTGCTGGAATCCGATGTCCCCTTGGATGTTCGGAAGGCCCGCCTGGAAGAAGCCCGTCGCCAACGGCTGACCGAGCTGCGTCTGGAATCCCATCGCATTCTGGAACGACTGCTGCCGTATCTGCTCCTGGAACTGAAGACCCGCGAAGCTCGACTGCAACGCGGCACTCGGTGAACGGAATGTGCCACGAGTGGATTGCTGCTGCGCGAGCCTCGTTTGGAATGCGTTCTCCAACCGGGCCGTACGTTGTGTGTCATTGAGGTCGCCGAGAGCCCGGGCCTCGAGGGCACCGAACACGGGCGAGTGTTGACGGAACGAACTGATGAAGTCAGGGAACACGTTACGGAAGTTCTCCGCACCACGCTGCAACGAGCGCGTGTTCGCGTCAAGGCTGCGATCAAGCGCCTTCCCGAACCCTGTCGTTTTGCCACGACCGAACGCTGCTCCAGCAACACCACCAATGACGGCACCAATCACGGCACCCCACGGGCCAGCGACTGCTCCCGCCGACGCGCCTTGTGCCGCACCAGACACGGCAGCTTGACCAGACGTCGTTGCGTTCTGCCCCTGTGAGAAGTCGAGTGTCATTGTGCCCTCCTAGACGTACTGCTCGTAGGCAGCCAAGGTTGTCGCGCCGAAGTTCTTTGCGTGGATCCTGTTCGTCGTGTCCGACTGGGTGTGGAACTGGACTCGGAAGTTATGAGCGCCAGCAGTCGCGACGACGTAAGGGATCACAAAATCACGCATCGCCAAGTCCTGGCTAGTTCCGTCGTAACTCCACACCACCGGGCCGAACACCTCTTGAGTACCACTGGTCTCCGGGGGGAAGGTCGTCCCCGCTGTGCCCCAGCTCGCGACGATCGTTCCGTCGTCAAGGTTGATGCGGATCCCATCGATCCCGTTGTTGTTCGACGGTGCTGTCGCATTCGTTGACTCGATGCCGAGGTCTTGAACATGGAGGAAGACAAGGGCGTTCGTCACCGTCGTGGTGAAGTCCAACTCCATGGCGTCGGTGCCGTCTGTCGTCGGCGCAACCGCACCCCTCGCTGTCTGGGGTACGTCGTACCAAGTCGAGCCCAACGTCGAGACGCTCGACATGCTCGAGGTCGCGAACGACGCCGTCGACTGGAGGTACGACTTCACGTCAGCCGTGCCGATCGTCGTCATGCTGCACGAGACCAACGTGCCCGCACCACCCGACGCCTTCGCCTCCAACGCACGACCGAAGATCCCCACCGTAGGGCTCGCACCTACGCTGGTCGCCTGACCGGCAGTGACCCCCGAAGTCCCGAGATAGTCACCGACCGACACCGCTACCGTGTCACACGCGACGTCCACCACGCCCGCCGTTGCGATCCGCGTAACCACTGGGGCGGACGTCACCGCCTCACCGCAGACGCCGATCACCAGCGGGTTGTTCGCGAGCGCCTCGGTCTTCACCGACAGGTCCGCCGCCGTGTCCTGCACCACGACCTCACCGACCACCATGGTCGACGTCGCCGTGAACTCGAACTCCTGGAACGGGTGGATCCGCAAGAACCGGGTGCTGTTGTAGGTCGCCAAGCTCTGGTTCGCAGAGCTGTAGTACAGCTCGCCAACAAGCGGACTCGGCGTCTCACTCGGACCCGACGTGAGCACCCGCGTGTTCGCATCGAAGTGGTTGCGGTTGAAGTCTTGGGGGGTAGCGTCCTCGACCAAGGCTGTCAGGTTGGCCGCCGTTACCTGACTGCCCGTGACGTAGGTGAACCCTGGCACTAGGAATGGCATTAGCTGTACTCCGTTTCGCTCCCGTGAGCATCGATCGTGAAGTAGAGGATTCGGATCAGGTCGTCACCGATCGACTCGAATCGGAACTGGATGTCTGTCGGGTGACCAAGCCCGTCGAGGTAGAAGCGGTCACGCTGCAAGTTCGTGTCAGCCAGATTGAACGGCAAGATCTGCGGCAACACCGGTACGCTCGGGCTGATCGTGATCGTCCCGAGCGACTGGAAGACGTTGTTCTCAGTCGCAACGTACACGGTCAAATCACCGCCGATGCTCCCGTCTGTGAACACGTCAATCCAACGGAACTGCTTCCGCTGCGACGTCGTGCCGAAGTCATACCGAGGCGTGTCGATAGTCGCCGTGACGTCGACACCGTCGTCTGTTCCGGTGACCTCGTCCAACGCCTCGTAGACCTTGCCTTCGCCTGTGACACTCGAGGTTGCGAAGTAGAGCTTGTCTTCGTCGAAGTCGAAATGTGCGAGCTGCCAGTCTGCCGGATTCCAACCCTCGATCGTGGTCCATGCACCGTCTCTCAAGTCGTAGACCAGTACGATGTTGTTCACTTGGCTCGAGTCGATCGGGACCGCCAGCATGTAGAAGTTGTCCCACACAACCGCTGACGCCTTGTCGGCGTACGGCCAGTTGATCCGGTCGATGATCGTCTCGATCTTGTCGGAGATCGGAACCGACAGTCCGATCGCCATGTCCTGCGTCGTCTTCGACAACCGGTGAACACCAAAACGAGAGAGGAAGAAGAAGTCCTGCCCCGCCTGCGCCACAGCATTGCGAGCAACGCACCCAATGTCGTAGTTCAACGTCTCGATCTGCGTGTTGTCGAAGAACTCGATCCCGAAGTTCGCCTGGTCAATCCCGAGGACCCAGATCGAATTGCGGAAGAAGCACAAGATCCCAGCGTTGAACCACTGGACCATGCGAACGAGTTCGTCCTCGGGACTGATCAAGAAACCGAACCCGAGATCGAAGTTCGTCGGCTTCCCGAACTCTGAGTAGCGGATGTAGCCGTTGAACTCCTTGTCCTCCGCTACCCACAAACGACCGAGCCAAGAGAGCCCGTCCTTGCAGCTTGGGATCGACGACAGGCTGCCCGACGCACCACCGCTGACGGTGGTGACCGCAGCCCCGCCCTTCCACTCGAGGACTTGGTCGCTGTCTTTCTGGATGATGTACGACACGTTCTCGAACGTCGGGTCGGTGCGTGTCGCCTGCACCAGGATCACCGGTTCCGTACCGACAGGCGCACCACCCGTCAGCCGAGTCCAGGTCCCCGACCCATCCCATGACCAGAAGCCCTCCGCCGTGGCAGAGAAGAGCTTCCGAATCGGTGGTGAGTCGGGCGGGTTCCAGTACCCAAGGCCGTAGCTCTCACCAGCGATCGGCTCAACCGCGTTCATGACGTTGGTCGTACCGGAACGACGCTCCGCCATAGCCCCCTGCTTCAGCAGGAAGTTCACGATCTGCACCGCCTCGGTATCCGCGAGAGCGATCGGGTGACTCTTGTTGTTCACACCCATACGGAACGATCGAACGTCCTTCGACAGAAGGGGGACGTCCGGTTGCTCTCGCAGTTGTGGAATGAGTCGGAAGTCAATCCCCATTACATCACCCTGTACTCGTCCACCGACCCACTCGCCTGGCGGTACTCTTCACCTTCGAGTTCGTACTCGTTCATGAAGTCGTCGAGCATCTGGCCGAACCGACCCTCTTCGATCAAGGATCGCTGGCTTGCATTCATGCTGCGGAGCCCGTCAGCGAGCGCGCCAACCACGAGGATGTCACCGCAGTCGACCTGCGGAACCTCAATGGGGGAGTCGATGTCCTGCATCCCCTTCCGGTACCGGATCTGGAAAGTAGTGCCGAGCGCGGCAGCAGAAGAGAGCCGCAACCATGTGTAACGCGCAGTCCTACTGAGAGGACCGATCGAAGAGACGACATTGCCTGTTGTCCCGTGCGCCAACTTGATCGTGCCTGCTGAGTCGCCGATCTTCGTGAACGAGATGACGTCCTGAATCAAAGACGCCACCGGCAGCGTCGTGATCGTGGTGAGCGTTGCTCCATTGACGGTGCCCGTCGCCTCGAACACATGGCCTTCATCGTTGAGGAGCTTCACCTTGACCGCCAGCGAGTCGCCTGCGGCGGTGGAGAACACACCGAAGAAGTTGTTCGCGGTGCCGAACGAGACACCGTTCCACGGCGAGACCCTCTCGCGCGAGTAGACGTGGCCCGTTGTCGCGCTGCTCACGTTATCGTCGTAGTCCCGGTCGAGCTGCTCGACCCCACGGGGCTCAACCTTCTCGTTCGTCGTCGCGTTGTAGACCGAGACGATATCCCTCGCGATCTCAGGGACTGCGATTAGGCTGGTCGAAGCCGTCGTGACGATGCTCATGCGCGACGTCTTCTCGACCCAGCCAATCACCCGCAAGACCTGCCGGTAACGACGGCGGATGGCGTCCTCAAGGATCGGGCGAAAGGTCGCATCGGTCCTTTGGATGGCTCGGGCCGTCTCGTCCACGAGTTCTTCAAAGTTCTTCACGTCGACCTCCTACGGTCTACCCGACAAACGGTTCATGCGCTCCCACCCGAGGGTCTTGAGAGCCTTGTCAGCGAGGCCAGCGGCGTCCACCTGCACGGCGTATCTGCCACTCTTCTCGATCTTCGGTGATTCTACGCCGTCGATCGCGTACGCGCCCTGTCTGTTGATCTGGAATATCTCCGCAGCGATCTCGTAAGCCCCGACATTCGGGATCGTCGCCGTGGACTGGATGACGAAGTATTCGCTGGTCCCGCTCGTGAGGGTCGTGCCGCTGTAAATGACCCGGTACGCACCCACGTCCTCGATCTCATTCTCGATGAGGACCTTGTAGTCGCCGTCCTCCTCGACCGGAGTGGCGGGCGAGATCACCCGGTAGACTCCCTCTCGCAGTTCCTCATCGGCGTTCACCACCACGTCGTACTCACCCTGCGGGGCGGGCGTGATCACTCCGGCTTCGAGGAGGATGTTGTAGGCACCGTCATTCTCGATCGGAGTGGCGTCATCCAGGACCATGTACGAGCCCACCTCTTCGATGGGGGTCGCCTCCTCGAGTACCTTGTATGCGCCGACAGGGTTCGGCGTGATCTCACCGGGGACGTTGACCTTGTAGATCCCCGGCGGCTCGATCGGCACCACCTTGACGACCTTGTACGCACCGACCTCCTCGATAGGGGTCGCTTCATAGAGGACGTCGTACCCGCTGTTGCTAACTACGATCGGTTTGATCGACACCGTCTTGAACGGGTGAGCCGGGTACCCTGTCGGGTTCTCCGAAGCCACATTGATTCCAGGGTCGACGTGGTTAATGAAAGCCACATCGCCATTCCCAGCGGTGTTGATCGAGCCGCCGAAACTGAAGCCGATCTGACCAGCGATCAATGAGGTGCCCGTCGAAACGTAGCTCGGGATGTCGCCAATCACATCGTTGAGCCGCAAGTTCGTCAGGGTTGAAGATGGGTTCACGAACGTAGAGCCAGCGAGAACCTCCGTGTCGGACAGGACACCAGACCAGAGGCGCTCCTCGCAGTACCCACCCTGCCAGATATCCGAGAAGACGGGGTTCACGTCCGTCTCGGTACCCTGGTCATTGAACATCCTGCCACCCCATGAGATGCGAACTGGCCGGTTGCTCTGATCAGCACCAAAGCACCGGATCGCGAGGACGTATGGCAGGAACGACGGGAGGCCGAAAGCCTGACCAAACCCACCGTTCGCGGATAGTCCGTACGGGAACGTGTCGGCACCAGCGGAGGCACCGCCATTAGCCGTCACGCCCATCCTCCCGATCTGGATCAACATCCTGTTGTTGGCACTAGTGAAGTCAGGGGCGATGAGGGTATCCCCACTACCGACAAGCGTTCGGAGCACGATTCGGTACCACTCGTGCGGGATCAATGGCTCCTGAAAGACGAAGACATGAGGCTGGAAAATCGTTTTCGACTTGATCGTCCAGATGCTCGAACCCGAAGCGTGCCCGGTGTCCTGGTAGGCGATCTCGAAGTGGAGTACGTTGTTGTGGATCGTCTCTCGAAGCACCCTCTCTGCGCTGCCTCCAGTCCCGTCCCAGTAGAAGAACATCTCCCAGGTCCGACCGAGGTAGGAGATCGTCTCGGAGCTACCTGTCGGGTACCAGAAGTACCCGAACTCGATGATCGATCCGATACAAGCAGAACTGAGGGTTGACCCCTCGGTGGACATGCAGATCAGGTCAGTCGTCGGGGTCGGCACTACAAAGCCTCCCCGGTGCTGGCGTCGGCGAGATGGCTTCTCTTCTCGGACTGCGGAATCTCGGGGTAGAGGTTGTGCGCCTGCTCGTTCCCCCAGAGGTGAGCATTCACCACAACTTTCCCAGTCCAAGCCCCGTTGGTGTTCAGGACGAGCTTCAAGCGCACGAAGTCGAGCACGCCCTCGTCGTCGTAGAGCGAGCGCGCCTCCTTCACCGGCTCGGAGTAGTCCAGCTCGAAGTCGGGCCCGACACTGACGGTAGCGCCAGCCCGCAGCCCGACATTGATGTCCGACCACCCGACGTCCTGCTCGGTCGGCGGTACATCGATGCCGCCAGATACCGAGTGCCTCGCGTTGACCTGGAAGAACAAGTTCGCCTGGACCTCGAAGCTCTGCGCAATAGCAACGTCAGAAGCGTCGGCTGACACCACGACCCATAGGTCATGGAGGAACCGAACCGGCACCGCTGCCGAGATCCCTATCTGCTGACGCGATGCTCCCTGCTCCGTGAACATGCTCACCGAAGCCAACGGACGCCTCGCCCTCCACCACCACGAGGAGTGAAGGGGCTCAAGCCCTAGTTCTCGCGGTGTCTCAAGGGCCAAAGGTCACACTTCAATCCTGATGATGTCCCCGTCGCTCGGGGCCTGTGGGAGAATCCGTACCGTGACTCGCTTATTCGTGTTGTCCCAATCCAGGATGAACGTACCCGCCCCGTACAGCGTGTCGCCGCTGTCGGAGAACCAGAGCCGCTTGCCGATGATCACGTCGTCGATCGCGAACGGGCTCGCCTCAAGGATCTCAAACTGCGTCGTCGTCGGAGTGAACCCTGAGTCGTCGACCGTCAGCTCAATGTAGCTGCCAAGATCGGCCACGGTCTCCGCCGGAACGTACCCGGCTGTGTGGGAGGCGAGTGCCACGCCGTCGACCTGATCCACGTCGGCAGTGACGCGAGCGGTGACGGAGGCCACGGACCCGACGACGTTGCCGCCGACGTTGCCGGTGACGGAGCCCACCGCGCCGGTCACTGAGGCGACGGACCCGTCCACGTTGCCCTGCACGTCTCCCTGCACATCGTTGACATCGATGTTCAGGGCAGCCGCGCTTGCGTAGATGTGGTTGTAGACAGCTTCCTCCAACACCTCGAACTCCGCGAAGACCGGAAGGGCTCCGGTCTCGTGAACGAAGAGCTGGAGTCGGCCCACCGTGTCGGTGTCCGTCGCGTCCAAGGTGATCTGGTACCACCCGCTCTCATCGTGGGTGCCGCCGCCCGAGTTCTTCGCGGCGAGATTCGCGCCATTCTTCGAGAGACGGATGTCAGTGTTTGAGATCGTGAGCGAAACCTCTTCCGATACGAAATCGGTGTCGTCGAGGAACGGGCCGATCAGAACCGACTGGCTCGCGGTCGATTGCTTGAGGTGCATCGCCATCAGCGACTCCGCATCTGTTTGTAGTGGTGAATCGCTGCGCCGCCCGGTACCGAGCTGGCGGCTTCAAGGAACTCTGCGTGTATCGCACCGTTCGGAGCGTTACCAGCCGTGACCGCTACGCCCTCACTTGTCGACGGGGCCGTGTAGACCTTATAGAGATGCGAGGAGAGGATCTCTCCGCCATTCGAGGAGGTCGAGTGCCTATTCGTGTATGAGTTAGTCGGCGAAGTGTGGGCCGTCGCGCCGGTCGTGGTCAGGATAGCCACATGCAAAGTAGACGCCGCAGTTGCCCCGACCGCGCCAACCGAGGGGCTTCCGCTGCCGGTGTCAGTCGTGGCAGTAGTGCCCAAGACGGACCCAATCGTCTCCCATGTGGCATTAGGTGAAAACTCCGCGACGTAGAGCACGCCGCCCAAACCGGCGGCCCAGGTGAACGTGGCAGTCGCGCTCTCGGTACCGTCAGCGATCCGGGCGTAGACCCAACAGCGTTCGTTCGTGTTCCAGGTCTTGTCAACAAGGAGTGTGTAGTTCTTCCCCGACCCCTGGATCGCAGAGGTCGGGACCGTGTTGTCATTGGTCGTGCTTGGAAGCGCCACCAGAAGGTTCCCCGAGGTCGGGGTCCCGCCCAGGACCACAGTGACGCTCGACGACTTGCCGGGGATCGCCGTCGCTCCGTCTTGCACCAGCGTCACGGCCATGGCTCACTTCTCCCGACGTTGGAACTCGATCTTCGGACCACCGAAGCGCCACAGTTGGCGCTCCTTCTCGTTCTCCCAACCGAAGGCGTACTTCATGCCCATTTCGTAGAGCGAATCGCCCTCGCCCTGGGACACACTCATCCCATGAATGAGCATGACGCACGGTTCAGCACCGACCGGGATCGGGATCCCATGCTTCACCGTCAAGCCATGCCCCTTCACCATCAACATACGGACAGGACCGAGAGACCGCGCGTAGCTCTGCGGAGCCACACCGCCATCAACAACGGCACCACTGTGGAGGACAGCCTCCCACTGGTAGTGGCCCTTGGTCTCCGTCCTGACACTCACGCAACCACCTCGTACTCGAGGGTCAAGGTGATCCCCGACCCGCCCGTGGTCGTCGCAGCATCCACAAGGATCTGCGTCTGGAAGAAGTCGAACGCATTCAGCGCGGTCGAGATCGTCAGGTTGCCCGGAGAGATGACCGAGGGCGTGCCAGCAAGAGCCGACAGCTCAGTCGTACCGATCGAAGAGATCGTTGGCGCAACCGAACTCGTGTCTCCCTGGTCAGCGAAGTAGAGGAAGTCGCCCGAAGTCGGCGCTCCCGACGATCGGTAGACGGTCGGGTTCTGCACCGTCTCCGACGCAGAGATCGCCGTGACGTACAGGCCCTGCTGTTTGTAGAACGAACGAGCCCCCTGAGCGATCGGGAACGACAACGCGACGAGGTCGACGGCGTTCGTCGAGCCCCAGTTCGTGTTGGTGATCTCGACCCCTGCGGTCTCGGCTTGAGCGAGTGTCGTCCACTCCTGCCACTCAGCGGTGACTGCCATTATCGGTACCCCAGCTTCTCAGTTCGGATTTTGAAATCGGGGAAAAGGTCGTGCCAGAGGTCCATGCCACCGTTGGCCCAGAATCCTGGGATCAGTTTGTCGAGCGCGATCTGCATACGAACAGGCACGATGCCATGCGCGGCGTAGTCGCCGGTCGTCGCCATGCCGGTGCCGTTGCGCAATGTCTCGCGCTTGAACTTGACCTCTGAGATGTACTCGCGAAGTTCAGCCGGGTAACGCTTGGCCCAGACCTTGAAGATCTTGTCCAGAGTCGTCTTCGCACCGTCACCCTTGGAGATAATGATGTGGGCGGGAGCAACCTTGGCTCCCGCCCCACCACTAGAAACCAACTCGGCCATTAGGTTCCGAGGTAAATCCCCACGGCGTCTGGAGCCAACACTTCGAGCGTCAACTCATGGAGCACCATGATCTTCTCAGCGTCACCTGTCTTCGCGAGCCGCTCCATCCGAGTCGGACGAAGGACTGCGAGGCGCAGGTAGTTTTTGTTGAAGGCGTAACCCATGTCGTTCGCACTGAGGTAACGCTCAAGGAAGACGTTGACGGAGCCGAAGTCGGACTCGTACAACTCCACGTTGCGGACGATCGCGCGGGGATCGTTCACTCCGCCATCGTGGTGAATCCGAGTGACCGACGTGAACCCGGAGAACTCTTTCTTCAAGAACGAAGAAGCCAAGACCGTGTCGGCCATGACGCCATCGTCCCAGATGAGTTCGAGCACCTCGTTGATCTCCGATTCGACGATCGAATCAGTTTCACCGAGGGCTACCGCGGAGACGTTGCCCGCCCATGCGGAGAGCCCGTCCATGGTACGGATGTCGCCGTCGTCACCGAGCGGAGTGGTGCCCGGATCCTGGACCGACTGAATCAGGGTCGCTTCGGTATCGCGCGCCAGCTCTTCCATGGCCTTGCGACCCTGGTAGCCGACCTGACTGGCCATGCCAGCGTGGAGGGCAGCCTCGTTCGAGCCGGTGATCGCGAAGTCACGGCGGAGGATTTGGGTGTAGTTGACGTGACGAGTGGGGGTCGTCATTGTCCCGGCAGCGAACTCGTTACCTTCGACCTGGCCGCCAGTCGCGACCGCTTGAAGCGAGTCCTCGAGCCATTCATGCTTCACGCTGGTCGCGGTCGTCCGCGGAAGCATGGACAAGAACGGGGTGTCCTTGGGGGAGATGTCGGTGATGACGTCGAGAAGATCTTCTCGTACCGTCAAGCCGATCATCTGATCGGTACGGAATGAACTAGCTAGGGTAGCCATGAGCGAGACTGAAGATCACTACTCGGGGCGTCGGTTTGCATCCTTGTGCAGAAGGTCGTTGAAGTTCCCCTCGATGAAGTCCTCCAATCCCTTCTTGTCCCCGTAGATCTGCAAGTTCTTCCGCACGTCGCTGTAACGCTCGTCGACAGTCTTCTGGCCGCCGGTCGGTACAGGAGCGGTCCCGCCACCTTCAAGCGTCGGCGGGCGTCTCCCACCGCGAGCCTGTCGTTCACGATCAGCGAGACGAGCGGCTTTCAGCATCCCTTCAGGATCCGCCTGGAGGAACTGATCGCGGGACCACATACCACCGGCCTCCTGATAGAACTCGGAGTTCTGATCAGACAGCTCGGGGAACTCGGTCATGGCGCGGGCCCACGACTGCTCCATACCACGCTGGTACTGGTCTTTGGTTGCCTGCGACTGCTGATCCTTGAGGAAGCCCTCAAGGAGACTCGAAGAGGCAGCCTCCGCTTCCAGCTTCGCCACCTTCCGAAGCAGAGGGACCGCTTTCCCGGGGTCAGTCTCGAGGTAGTTCGAGATCTCCTGGTTCAGCAAATCGATCTGATCCGAATGCACGCTGGCTGACTGCGGCTGCGCCTCTGCTCTCGCAGCGGGGGAGGATGAATGCAAAGCCTCAAGCTCTGCGATCCTCGCCTCCCTCCTTTCCAGCTTTTCCGAGAGCCTGTCGACCAGACCTCGGGGGACAAAACCTTCGTTTCCGCCACCCGAGGCATTGGGTGCTCCAAAAGGTTTCGCAGCCGGGCTCGCCTCTGATCCTTGGGCCGGGGGACCCTCGCCGCTCGGCTGGCTGGCGGCTACGCCCGGGTTGTCCTGGGGGTTGGACATTTACGCCCCTCCTGTTCTGATTGTCATGTAAGGGTCGATTGGCACGAGGTGGGTGTCAAGAGCCAATCTCAAACCTGGGGCCCTGTTCCTCTTCGTCGTCGTCGAGGTGCTCGAAGATGTTGTGGCTACGGTCGTATTCCCGCTCCTGCTCGTCATCTGAGTCCAAAAGCAAAAAATCGAGCCAGAGTTCACGGAGCGCGAGGAGCTGACCTCGGCAGACATCGACCTCCTGGCCCGGGATCGGGCTCAGAAGCACGTTCCCGACGTCTCGGCTCCGCTTCATGAGCACCAACTCCAGGATCGCCAGATCGCCAGATTCGGCCATTGAAGCCACTCTGCGTAGGAGTACGTCCTGGAAGCCGAACTCCTCCAGCTCCGTTTTGAGCCGGTGTCGCGAATCTGCGAGCCTGCGCTTGATCTCACCCCCGGCCATAGAAGTCCACCATCCCCTCCCCTGAAAGAGCGACTGTGTTGCGGATCTCGCGCACCTCCTCGTGGAGCGGGCGACGACCGTTCCGACGCCAGAACGCACGGATCGCATCGAAGAGCGTGTTCTTCTTCCGGTTGAGACCCTTCTTCGTCTTGCGCGTGTCCCGCGTGCTCGCCGACATGCTGTCGACCGTCACCAACGGGAACGGCAACCGGAGAAACGTGCCCTCCGACATGATAGTTGTGAAGTATTCAATGTCCTCTAGCGTGAACTGACCCTCGAACCACTGGTACCGGCGAATCAGATCACCGCGAGCGAAGAACCCGCAGTTGATCCCGCCACCACGGTCGTGCCCGCGAGCAAGGAACCGGTTCCACCCGAAGGGCTCGTAGGCACCGGCATTCCCGAGCATCATCACCTCACCCATGCGCGTACCGCGGTGCTCGATCTGACCCCACACGATGTCGGTGACCTCGCCGTCGCGATCCAACAACCAGTTCATGGCCTCGAAGGTGTGTCGCTTGATCATGTCGTCGGCATCCACGAAGAAGTACCAGTCGGGCTTCAGCGGGCCACCAATAATCTGGTTGCGCGCGTAGCCCGGCCCTTTGAGATCCTTGTCCTCGTAGAACACTTGGGTGATCTCGTCGAACGGGCCGCTGCTGTACGCCTTCGCATTCTCCAGACAGGACATGGAGCGATCGAGGTAACGCTTGTGGCGCGGGGTGTACGGCGTCACCACCACGCACGAGCCGAGAGAGCCGTGGATCGCGAGCGACTTCTCGAGGGAGGGCCAACCGGGGCCGTCGAAGGCGTGGTCGGGGAAGTTGTCGTTTCGGGTCAACGGTCGGACGGGAAGGATCTTCCCCGTCGCCGGATCCTCACTCTCCCACGCCATCAGTTGATGCGTTCCCAGTACGCCATTTCGACGTTTCGGAAATCGTCCTCGGGGGGAGGGATCACGTTGGTGCTGACGGGCCGCCAGTCAGGGTGCCCGTGCATGAACTTCTTCGCCCATGCGTAGACCGGGTCTTCTGAGTCGTGAAGGAACATGACCGCGCCCTTCTTCGCCCGCATGGCGGAGTAGGCGAGGCACAGGCAGCGGACGTGACCGTCAATCAGGATCACGTCCGCTTGGTCTAAAGGTACGACACCATCCCCCCCGCTTGCGTACTCACTCGCGCCGCGAGAATCCTCGTGAAATCGTCCCTTCTGCCCGCTGATCGGAATATGGAAAAGGAACAAGCGTTCCATCCATAGGTCCGACGCCCGTTCAGAGATCGCCCTGTAGTATTCCGAGTTGTGCTCGATGACGTACAACTCTGCGGCTGGCGTGTTCTCCAACCAAAAGAAGGTCGAAGAACCGCCACCGAACTCGACCAAGGTCCCCTTGTCGGGAACCGCGTCTGCGATCATCCATGCGTGGCTGTTCGCCATCATGGGTGTCTCTTTGAGAAGTACCACTCAGCCCCCTTACTGGGGCACTGGCTGCCCCTGCCCCTGATCTTGTGGCTGTTGCGCCTGTTGCGCCTGTTGCGGTTGGCCTTGTGGCTCCGCTGGCAACCGCGCCACTATCTTCGTCCCCACTTGCTGTACCTGCAAACCCGCGTCGAGCATCTGGTTCAGCGGGCCTTGTTCCCCAACAAAGCTCGCATGGATCGCGAAGTGAGCAGTCAACGCAGCCGCCGCAGGATCATCGCCAGTCATGTTCGTGAGCGCAGCCTGGAGAACCTGCAAGTGTTCCTGGTGGTTGTCGCGCTGGTCGACCGGCTCCGGCTGGAGGTAGATCCGCATCGCTGCGATCTCGTCGATCTGTTGATCTGCGGCGTCGGTACGCTCAATGCCCGGTTCGATGAGATACCTCTCCGCGTTGCGAAAGTCCAGGTTTTCCACGACTTCGCGGGCGATCTCGAATGGACGGACGTACGGACCAAAGACCTGGCTCTCCGCCAAGTTGGTCAGCGCCGTCGCTCGCGCAAGCCGCGCCTGCGGAGTGAGGTTGTTGGTGTCACCAGTCGGGACCAAGTCGAAGTCTCGATAGATGTCGTATCGAATGAACGTGATCGGCTCGCCGCCAGCGACACGGACCAGAACAGTTGGGTCGCCGTACTGCGCCCAGAGGAAGAGGGTCTGCCGGTGGACCCGGCGCATCGACTCTTGGTACCGGCGGAGCGTCAGCTCTGCGACCGCACCAGTCGACTGCTGGATCTGCTGCACCTCGGTCGCGGTACGGCGCTCGACCCGCTGGTTGATGTTCGAGATCCCGAAGTCGGGCGTCCCAATGTACTCCTCCGCCCACGCGCGCAGGTTCTCTTCCTCCGCGTTGAACGAGAAGTCCATCGATTGGTGGGGGATCTCCCTGACGTCGTCTGGCCCTCGAGCTACCGGGAACATGGCACCGGGGCGGAACTTCCAGTTGCCCGCGTTCCGAATCGAGCCCTTGCGGTAGACGAACGCCTTCGAGTTGCCGATCGCCATGTTGTCGGTCTTGGCGTTGTGCTGCGAGTTGATCTCGACCTGGAGGTCGTGAATCATTTCCGGGATCCCCCGGGTGGCGTACCAGCGAGGCTCGTTCGACTCGAAGTCGAAACGGGTAAACGGCCACTCGCGGTGCTCGTACGGGAACGGGATGACACGGACCACGGTGTTCGACGCCTTGTGGACCGTCGCGACGTACCGCTCCGAGACGCCGTCACCGTCCGCGTCATGGCGGAAGTAGATCTCCCACATGACGATCTGCGACTCGGCGTTCTGCTCCGAGCCCTGCACACCCTCACGCCACTGCTGCCGCTGATCGAGTTCGGCGGTGGCGGGAGTCTCGCGTCCCATGAGTTCCGCGCCAGCGGGGAGCTTCGATCCGTCGTAGCGGCCCGAGTGGATCCGCTGCTCCAACTGCGATGGGGTCAGGTACATCCGGTGAATTATCCACGGGAAATCGTCAATGTTGAGGGAGGAGTCCCACGGGACGATCACATCCATTGGCGATGCGTAGTGCCAGCGAGGCGCGTCGTAGACCTCGGTGGTGAGGGTGATCGTGAGTTCTTCCTCGCCCGCGAAGAACGACCTCGTGAGTTCCTCGATCAGCTCGATGTCGTCAACCTCGTCGAGCGCGAACCGTCGAGCAATGTCGCGCGCCACGGTCGCGGGCGGAACGATGTCACGCTCCGCTTCCTCTTCCGGCGTCAGCCAGTCGACACGAACGGAGCGAGTCGCCCTCTCGGCCTCGTACTCCCACACCGTCTTCAGCAGGCTGAAACCGTAGGTGAGCATGGCGTCATCGACGTAGCCCATCTCCTGACGTGACCGCTCCATTCGGTAGCGAACCAGCCAGTCGTACCCGCGTTCGATCGACGTCGCTGTCGTCTTCGGCATTTCGCCGAGCGGTTCGATCGTCGCGATCGGGTTGACGGAGAAGACAGCGTTCTGAAACGTCGGCTTGATCCGGCGCATGATCTTGTCGGTGAGCGGAATGTTGAGGTTGGACGCGCCCTTCCACGGGAAGTTCTTCGGAGAGCGGATCCCGTAGCGGCGCGAGTACCACTCCCGGGCCTTGCGCTCCCAGTCGCGTCGGTCATTGAGTGCGCGCTCGCCGTCCTTGACGATCTGGTCAATGACCTCGTCCTTGACCGATGCGTTCGGCGCAACTTCTGGATCGACCTTATCCATAGCCTTCTCCGTAGTCTTCCGGGGTGAAGTTGTCGGTCTCGTTCAACATCTCGTTGCCCATGTCGTACGTCGGGCGGTAGTCGAACAGGTAGCGAAGGACATCCATTTGGTCCTTCCCGATGTCACTGGGGCGCTCCCTCGAGGTCGTCCGCTCCAGGTCCACCATCTTCCACGAGTATGCCTCGAAGGCCCAGACCATATTCCGGCAGTTCTCCGTGACCATGAGCATGGGATCTCGTCCATCGCAGGCCAAAGCCTCGTGAATCCTAGTGTGACCGAGCGCGATGTCGTTATTGATGTCGCCAAAGAAGTCGAGGTCGAACTCGGTGTATTCCTCGATCAGCGTGGTCCCAGAGAGGTGGCTTGGGGTCCGACCGAAGTTCGGATCGATCAGGCGCTCGTGCGGGTTGTTCCGAAGACGCGCCTCTTTGTCCCAGATGATCTTCGCGTTGTCGCGAATCGAGAGACGCGAAGTCTTCATGTGCTCGAACGCCTCATTCGGCCATTCATCGAACACCACGATCCGACCGCGCGGGTCGACGTAGCACCAGATCATGTAGCTCGGGCGACGGTCGTGCGGGTCCATGACCATGAAGATCGGGCAGTCGTCCGGTGGGGTGTGAGCTGGGATGACGTGGGTCGACCTGCGGAACTCAGGGAAGATCACACCCTGGAGGTGCGAGAACTTCCCGAGCACGCGCGACTCGAACTCGTCGGGGTGGAGATCGTCAATGAACGCCTGGATCTCTTTGGGGTCGAGGTGCGGATTCTCACGCATGTCCATCTCGAACACCGCGATGTTGTGGCCGTCCGCCTTCTTGTATATATCGTTATACAACCACTGGCAGCCGAGCGGCGTCAGCGTGAACCAAGCGCGGCCACCCCGGTCGATGAGCCCACGACGCACAGCGATCCAGTAACCACGAGGGGGCGGCTCATCGAAGTGCGCGCCATCCCAGTCGATCCCCTCCTGGCCCTTCACGTCCTGCGCGTAGGACTGGAGCCACATCTCCGAATCGTTCTCCCAAGTGATCACCTCGGGGAGACCGTCGTGCCCGTTCCTGATCTTCTTGATCCAGTCGTTCGGGATGTACTCCCGGATCTTCGGCATGATCGTGGTCGCGATCTTCGCCCGGTCGTTGACGAACACGCCGAGCTTGACGGGCGGAACCGGAAGACCCTTCTTCGATCCGTCTGGCCGGAACCCGAGGCAGTAGGAGGTGTCCTCTATGATCCCCTCGGTCGACTTCCCCGATCGGTTGCCACCGAGGAGAATGCGGATCCGGGCCTCTGAACCGCGGAAACCGCGCTGAGATCCCCAGGGTTCATTGTGGAAGTACGGGGCGCGGCGGATCAGATCCCGCTTCAGGCGCAGGCGTTCGAGTTCCTCGATCTGCTCTTGCCGATGATCGCGGAAAGCCGGTTCAATCTCCTGTTGATCGGATATCGAACTCGACATCTTTCGCCTCCTCCGGGAGATCACGCTTCTTGATGCTCTCCTCGCCAACCTGCTTCTTGATCTTGGAGATCTCAGCCTCGAGTTCACCCTCGGTCATGGAGAACGGATCGAAGTGGGTGCCGCGACCCGCCGCCTCCTCCCCGTCGCCGACGATGTGCTTGAAGTAGGCGTTGATCGCATGACCGTTCCCAGCCATGGCACCCTGAGTGACCGTCCAGGCCACCTGGCCGCGCATCTCCTGCGCGCTACGCTGGAGGAAGAGGTTCACCAAGTAGCCGACGTCGCGGCGCGTCACGCGCGACAGGAGGACCGACTCGCTGACTCCCATGGACGCGGCGACCTTCTGGTTGATCGTGTCCTCTTCGTCCTCGTTGACGCCGAGCCCGGAGATCCGGGTGAAGTTGAAGCAGTACGAAAACGACCACCAGACGAGGTACAGCGAGAGGAGCCCGTTCCCGAGCCCGATCACCCGCGCGAGCTTCGCCCGCCCATTCTCGAGTTCCCCGATCTCCTCGAGCTTGGCATCGAACACCTTCTGGGTGATCTGCCGGTTCTTCATGGGTGGGAAGATCTGGGCGAGTTCGCCCGCGAGATCGATCAGATCGGCGATCTGCGACTGGGAAAGGGATCTGGCCCAGGAGGTGCCGGAATCGACAGCACCGACGATCTTGCTCACGGCAAGGGAGGGGCGCTTCTGCTTCCCGATGTCGGGAAGGTGGACTTTGCGTTCCTTCATGTGGATAGGGGACCATGACAGGAACGGGAGTCAAGGGAGGAAAAAATCCGGGGCCATACCAGAGGGGCGAGTCATGCCCGGCAGGTCGTGGGTGTTCGACCGAGGAGGGCTTGCAGAAGCAGCGCCCTGGCCGTATGGTCCCGGGTGTACATGAAGAAGAGCCGGGATCCTACCGCATTGGGTGGCCAGCTCTAAACACTAGTGTCGTTTTTTTAAACGATTCCTCCTAGCTCGGCGAAGTCTTGCACTTCCCCGATACGGACGCTTCGTGTTTTTTTTTGGCCTGAGTGCCGAGGATCTCCCTCACACTCCCTCTAGCACACACACAACATCATCAAGAACATCTCAACTAGTCACGTTCGTGTACTGGATGGGGGTGTGGGGGAAGGATGTCCATGAGAACGCCTGTCACTTACGACCTGATCGAAAAAGCAAAAACGAAACGTGGTGGGTGGACGAAGAAGCAACTCGCAGCGGTCGGGGTCTCCTGGCCCCCAAGCCAGGGATGGAAGTCCAGGATTGTCGGGGGAACTCTGGACGATGAAGGGCTTGCTCAGTTCCTCACCGACCCCAGGGACCCACTTCTCTATGAGAACTGGCGGGGGATTCAAGAGCGTGTCTTCAACTGGCTTTGCTCCCTTGACGACTGCCCCGAAAGAAGTCATGCCATCCAGGTCTACAGGTCCAGACTGTCGAAAGGCCGCACTGAATGATCGATCTGCGAAACCAGTGGGAGCGGGTAGCGAAGACAGCGGCAAATAACCCAGAGGTCAGGGCTCCAATGCCGAGGAAGTGGGGGGTGACAAGAGACCACGCGCTTGCTCTGATCGACGAGTACATTGATGGGAATTGGGAGGAGCTGATCAACGCCGTACGCCTCGCCTCGAACGGCGGGGCGGGCACACCACTCACCCTTTCGTTGAGTCGGCTCACCTCTAAGGGATGCTCTCGACTCGATGACTTGCTCTGCGGTGTATGGGCGGGACAGGGGACAACTGCCGTTGACGAACTGCGGGCCCGGCGTGATGAGATCCAGGCAACGATCGACCACTCGACGAAGAGCTACGGTCGTCATTCTGATTCTCTCGATTCCGAATTGCGTTCCGTGAACAACAAGTTGAAGAAACTGGGGGGATAGTGACCGATGAGCTCGAAGAGGCTGACTACAGAATCCAAAACATCTACGACGAGGTCAGTGGTCCTCCGTTCGCACCAAGTTGGACCGCGCTCGAGGAACTGCTCAGTACCATCGACAAGATGACGTTGTCGTACGCGAAGGGCAGCATACCGGGGATGTACTTTCACTTGGGGGAGGCGACTGCGCTCGCCGAGCGCGTGAGGAGGGACCTGCGTGCATCTCGATCGCGCGAAGGTTAGCGAGATACAAGAAAGACTTCCGCTCCTAGAGGAGCATGAGATCTACTGGTTCTTTTCACAGAGTGGGCTCCAGGAGAGGAACCCGAAAGCGCACGCGATCCGACTCATGTTTCACACGCAACGGATCCGGTCGAGCGTTCACTACCAGGAACCAGGAGAGGGGCCCAAGAGGAGAGTGAGGCTCGGGAAGCGAGAACGAACGAGGATCGCTACCGCCCCCCTTTGCACAAGCTCCGCCTACCTGTCTCGCTCCTACGGCGTGCCTACTGTAGAGATCCAGAGAATCAGGAGTAGATTCCGTGGATACAAAATCACCTGCTGATGGGGGCCTCCCGCTAGAATCCTTCGTTGAGGGGGTCCGCCACGACTGCTTGATTGAGTTCTTCGCCAGACTGAAGGTGCTTGCGCGCGAATCGTCAGACCCGAAACTGATCGACCTCATGCGGCTTGTGGCCGAAGAGATGAACTTCGATGTCGACGACGTGGTGATTGGCCCGCACGGCAGGACATGCCGCCTCTGTAACTCTCACCAACAGTTCAACCGAGTCGAGGTCCGAACCGCGTTTGAGGGGATCGACCGACTGAAGAAGAAGATCTGGTACCAATGGATGAAAACCAAAGACTCGTCGAAACGCGCGGCTTGGATCGAGTCCTTCGGCAACTGGCTTCGGAACACTACTCTCACAAACGATTGAGGGAGCTGATGGAGATACCACTCGAACTCAAAGAAGCGGGCGACCTCTACGAAGGCTTCGCCCTCTTGATCAAGCTCGCGGACCAGTACCCTTCCGCGACAGGGATGCCGCCGTACCAAAACGACGTCATGAACTACGGGATCGCAAAGATCCTCGTCGCCCACTCGATCCAGCCCGACAACATCAAAGAGATGCTGAAGATCCACGAGGGCGACAACTTCGACGAGGTCGCTCAAGATCAGGTCGTCAACGAACTGATCCCCGAACTGCACGACGCGGTCCACTCACAGATGTGGGACGCACCAACGATCGGATACGGCACCCGCTCGATCCTGTCGCTGGTTCTCTCCATGGGGCCCTACAGTGGATAGACGGTGCGGCCCCTGCCACACATGTTGCGTTCTCCCGCCGATCGAGGAGACCTCGAAGCTCGCGGGGGTCAAGTGCGAGCACGCGCGTCAGAACCGCGTGAACGGCTGCTGCAACATTTATCGGAAGAGACCAGACGCTTGCGACTCGTTCAATTGCGTCTGGCTCACCTCTCCCGAGATGCCGGATGAGTTCCGACCCGATCGCTCGGGTATAATGCTGTCCGTCTCGATCGAGTCGAAAGGGAAGCTCCACATCTGGGAGGACTTCAATTCGATGGAGGAGTCACCGATCCTCGAGTGGCTCAAAGAGAACGGCGTGACGAAGCATTACGAACTCGTTCGCGTCATGAAAAGGAAAACCGATGACGACGTTCCCGGAACTTGACGATTGGGAGACCGCGCGTGTCGCCCTCCAAGCGCGGCTCATGGTTCAGTACCCCGAAGTGAAGGTGTCGATCAACGTCCAGCTCACCGAGGATGTCACGGTCATCAGCGTGATGGCGCGCGACCACTCGACGCCTGACGCCCCGATCGTCTGGGGTCAGAGTGAGCCGTTTCCTGGAGTTCCTTCCATCGCCGCGTGGCTGAACTGGTTGGCCTCGGCTCCGTCATGAGAACCCTCATCGCATGGCTCGCCCTCTGCGGTGTGGCATTCTCACAGACCTCGTCTGTCTCGATCACGCAGGAGGGGTTCGCTCACCCCGGGGGGCTCGGCAAGATCCACGTCTCGGTCGATTTCGTGGACGCGGACGGTGTTCTCGGCGCCTCGATCCCCATCCTCTTCGATACGAACTCG